GCCAGTGCTACCAATTGTTACTGCACTGTTTGCTAAATTACTATTTCCTATTGAAGTGGCAGTTGTTAATACAGTTCCAGTTTCATTTGGAAGTGTAATAGTCCTGTCAGCAGTTGGATCAGTCGCAGTTAATGTTGTCTCATAAGCATCAGCTGTTGCTCCTTCAAAAGTTAAGCCACTAGTGGTTAATTTTAAAGAATTAGCAGCATCTTCAGTACCTACATTTAAGGTGGTTACATTTCCAGTCGTTGCTGTTAATGCTGTTATACCAGTGAAAGTCGTAACAGTCGCACCAAGTGCAACAGCAGTTCCACCAATTGTTACTGAACTATTTGCTAATTGAGCATTAGGAATAGAACTTGTTCCTAAAACACCTGTCGAAGAGTTATATGTTAATCCCTCACCAGAGGCAATACTTATCGCTCCTCGTGCTCTCGCAGTTGTATGATAAAGATTCGTATTCTCAGTAAGATCAGCTGTCGTATTACCGCCAAAATCTAATTTATCTGAGGAAGTATTTAACTCCTGAAATAAACCACTGACAATTACGAGTGACTTTCTAGTTGCCATACTTCAGTCCAACTCAGTTCTATATTTTTTTTACAAAAAAGAACTATTATTTAATATCTATCCTACCAATAATACAGTTATTAATTTCTAACTAAGGGTGCCTCTATCTTGACAATTAGTTGAGTTGTACTCGATGCTCTTCCAACGCGTACTAAATAATGTGTACTACCCGTTGGAGGAGTTGATGTTATACCACCTGCACTAGTATCTGATAAATAGTAATCTGCAGCTCCAGTTAATCCTGAGGTTGATAATTGACCATGAGTAACAACATCTACAGTCTCTCCTGTCGTCTTAGTCGTTCTAACAAAACCAATACAAGTAGCTTTATCAATCGTGTCATTTGCAATTGCTTTTCCTATCTTTCCATCGCTAGAACGAGAATAAACAGCATCTCCTTGACTAACATTTTCAAAAGCAGCAGCACTAAACCCAATAATCGAGTAAACCTGTTTACCAGCTATTGTTGTTTTTAAATCTATTAGAACACCTATTAAGCCTTCTGCATTTGACTCATAAGGTTCTTGATCTTTTGCACCTGACATTAATCTATCCTTATAGGTGGTTCTACACGAATACTAAAAATAGAAGTTGTAGCACCTTCTCCTACTCGTACAATAGCTTGACCCGATCCTGAAGGAACTGTAGTTGTAATAGCACCTGCAGTTGAAGGACTTAGATAATAAATATCTCCTGGATCGATAGTACTTGGCATCGTTTTAACACCAGTTGTTATTACCTTGCATGTGCCTGTGGCTGAAGTAGCAGCATCAGCTAAACCAATAACATGAGAATTTTCTAAAGACCCATTAGCCGCACTAGCCTTACCTACCTGCCCATCTGAAGCTCTCATATATAAAGCCTCACCTTCAGCTACATTTTCAAAAGCAGTGGCGTCAAAACTTAAACGTGTCGGAGCATACGTAGGAAAACCTTCTTTTAAATCTATTAATGCATCTACCAAACCACGATAATTTGGTTCATACGGAATTCGTGTTTTAGTAAAAGAATTTGCATCTAGCAGATCAACTAAAACTGCTATTGCACCTTCTACATTTGGTTCGTATCCTGTAGCCATAATCTTTATCTATTAAATATCATTTTAATTTGTAAACTCCTTTAGAATAGAAATATAGGAGGTCAGAATGTCAACAGAAGTAATAGCCGCCATTATTTCAGGAAGCATTGGTGCTTTTGCTGGTATAACGCGAGCATTCTCAAACTTTAATCAAAAATTAGAAAAGAGATTTGAATATATTGAGCGTGACCTTGATAATCTAGAAGATAGAGTTGTACGTGATTACGTGTTAAAAGAAGACTTTTTAAGAGAAATGCAAGCTGTCCATAACAAATTGGATCGCATCCTAGATCATTTGTTAGCTCAGCATTAAGGACCTATAACAACCCAAGAGGTACTTGCAAGTAAGTAGATAGCTAACTTACTGGTAGACGTATTATAGTGTAACTGACCATCTACAGGATTAGCCGGATAACCAGCACTTACAGAGGCAACGGCTTTAGCTGTCTGCCAATTGGAACCATCATATATTTTATAGATCTGAGTACTAGCTGTATCTAACCAAGATTCACCTTTACTAAGAGAACTAAAACCTGCTGCAGAAGTATTAGGAGCAGTCGAACCAATAGAAATAGGTCCTACTTTAATTAAACCTGTTGAAGGAGAAGATGTATTATCAGCGAAAAAGAGTCCAGGGTCGCCTGCATTATTATTAACAGCTAACTCAGCAGTACCAAGACGAATAGGATAAGGTCGGTCATTGAGAGTACTAGAACGACGAGAAAGAATTTGTACAGCCATATCTAAATATTAATATAAAGATCAGAATCAACAACGACATCCTGATCAGTAATAGGATTATAAGTATCGCTATCTATTGTACTTGTAGAAGCCGTAGTACTAGTAGGAATACCATTAATAAAAGCACCTCCATCAATAACACCTGCTTCATAATCAGAAGCAAATTCATCAATAGGCTTATCAACTATGCCAAGCTTTGTATCTTCTAATAAAGCTGGAGATCTATTAAATAACTTGTTAATTAACGTAATCATTCGATTAGTAGTATTAACAGCTTTTCCATCTCGACTCAAATTCCCATCTGCATCTCGTTTTAAACCATCAGTAAGGGTCATTCCAATTACAGATGGATCAAAATCAGAAATAGATTGGGGTTGATTTCGATTACCAATAACAGTTTTGCCTCCACTCCACTTTGTATTTTGTTGAGTTAATTTTAATAACTCATAGTTATCTTGTACTTTTAATTTCTCTTTACTAAAGTTCTTTTCAAATTTCTCTAAACCAGCTCCAATAGGTTTATCACTTGGCTCTAATAACCAAGAACGAACATAATCATGTTTTTTTAAATTACTAACGGTGCAATAACCACTGCCAGTATCACTGAAAGGATAAACAACAGTAAAACTATTTGGATCAGGTACCGAACTAATGGTGTATTCACCAGAAACGGCATTGCCACTTGTAAATGTCAGTTCTATCTTAGTATTAGCTTGTAGATTATGATTGTCAACATTAACAGTTATATTTGGACCATCTTGAACGTACTTAGCAGCTAAATCAATAGGTTCATTTCCTTCATCATGTGTAAGAGCAAACATCGCTGCATAAATATGCTTACACCAACGCATTTGATAATACATTAAACTCTGAAAATCAACTGATTTTGTATCTTCATATTCTGGTAATTCATAAAAATTATTAATAACGGTAAAACCTAAATCTCTAAAAGTACCTGGAATATCTCTTTCTTCACTGACTGTTCCATCTGGCTGTAAAACACCACCTGGTTTAGTTGATCTAACAGTCGTTCTTGGAAATTTATCAGAAAGTAAATCACTATATAAATTATAACTATCACGTCTTGAAAAGTCTTGACAAGAGCATTGCCATCGTAATTCAGTTGTTAAAAATCTACCTACAAGAAAACCACGATGAGCAGGTACAACAGTCGATGTCACCTCATCAGCAGTTGTAGCTCCATAACTATCAGCTCTTTGAAATATAATTTCTTTTGTTACAGCATCTAAACCAGTAACCGTGTAACCTACATAATTTTTGTAATCTCTACCTCTAAGTAGACGACTAACAGTTACATTACCTGATGTTGTACCACTAAGAAGAGTACTTAAAGTGAACTGAGTAGTACTAGTAACAGTAATTGTATATCGACCAGAGGTAACAGTACCACTAGTGACATCAATAAATACCTTATTTCCTGAAGATAAACCATGAGCAGATGGACATGTAATTGTAACTGTAGAGCCACTTCTTGAATAAGTGGAGGCAAGCCCTGGATCTTTTTCTATAATCCGATCAGCTAACCGTTCGCCTGAAAAGAAAGAAAGCTCTGTAGGCAAATAACGAATACGAACTCTTGTAGTAGTCCAACGCGAATCCCCAAAAGTAGTCGATAAATAATAGTTAACATTTCCGTTGTTAGTTGCCGATGCTGAAGTAGTGACAGTAAATGTATTTTGTGTAGTGCTTACGATTGAGAGTGTTTCGTCAACACCTCCTCCAGTTGAAATATCTAACCAGACACTTTCTCCAGGATATAAACCATGATCTTGTTTAGTAACAACTAACGTTGTACCTGATTGACTGTATGTAGCACTGACAGATTTACCTAAATATCTTACCCCAAGGATTGGCAAACCATAATCGTAAAAGCTGAATGCATCTGTATCACGCATTCCAACAATATGTTCTCCTAATTCTTGATTAGTAGAGGGAAAAGTATAGAGTCTTGCAGGAATAAATACACCTGGAAACTGCTGAAAAGTAAAGTATAAACGGTAATCACCACGACGTTGTCTTTCGTTCGCAGTGGAACCTAACATACTTTGAGTTAACGTATATAATTCAAATCCTTTACGCCATCTACTCCATAATGAATCGGTATTATAAAATCTAATTTCACTATTTTTATAACTTCTTCCACCACTTTCGGCTACAGAAAAAGCACCATTATCTAGATTCTTTGAAAACCCTTTATCAAAATCTGTTTTGGGCGAAGTATTAAATTTACCTATACCAAAAGGCATCTTTTAATTTAGTAATATCCACCTTGTATATTACAATAGAAACCATTCGTCAAAGCCGCTGTACCGCTAACAGAGACGTATAAAGCCTGTCCACGCTTAAGCATTAATCCTCTTTGTTTAGGAGCTATTTCATTATTAGCAGAACCAAAATTAGAACCAGCCTGAACAACAGGATGATTAATAAGAGGTAGAACTTCTTTTAAAGTTAAACTACAATATTGTGTAGCAGCTACAGCATCAATACTTGCAACAAATAGTGGGAAGAACTGATTAATATTAGTAACTGTTCCTGTACTTACTAAATAAAAACAAAAATCAATTGGATCATAAACATCTACATTACCTGTAATTGTTCCACCAAGACTAGGAATAGTAACAGTAAATGTTGTTGGAGTAATAGTGACAATTGTAAATGTACCATCTATTGGAACAGTTCCACTGTTATAGCTGGTAAAGTTTAAAAATACTGCTTGACCTACTTCTAAATTATGACCACCAGAAATAGTTATTGTTGCAGTAGTCGAGTTTGCTGAATAAGTACCAGAAGTCGCTGTTCTAGCATCAATCTTTTCAATTACTCTTTTGCTATAACGAAACCAAATCTCATCTATATATGCTCCACTAATAGATGTATCTGTCAAAGCAGAGTCAACATCAAAAACTTTTGTAGAGTTACCAACAGCAGTTGGAATAAGACTGGTAGAAAAGGCTTGACCTGATGCAACAGTTAATAAAGTAGAAGTCGTCGCTGGACGATCTACCATTAACGGTTGTTTATTCGAACTACTACTTGACACTTTTATTGATAGATAGACTTAATTTCAATTATAACTGAAGGTTTTTTACCAGCGAGCTACTTTTGGATCAAGATCTTCTTCAAAAGTTCTCCAAGGATCTTGTTGATCGTATGCATCGTTCTGCTCTTGTGTTTCCCATGCATCACTATCTTTAGGCTTAAATCCTCTTCCAACACCTTGAGGGGCATCTTGATACCCTGGAGTTATACCTGCAATATTCTTCTGTCCTGCCATACGTTGTTGTCTTCCTTCAGTAAAACGCCTACCAGTGTCAGGTCCCTCTGACTCCCAAGGTATTCTTTCTCTTCTTGCACCAAAAAGATACCCGTTTCTTGTTGTAGGTTGAACAGCGTTAAAACGTCCTGCCATCTTATGCAGCCGCTACATTGAAGGTTACAGTAGCCGCAGTACCACCTGCCTCACTTACCCAATTTGTTCTTACCCACTTAACTGGTCTTCCAGAAACACTATAAGAAGTTGTTCCATTAGCAGTTATTGTCTGATTAGCTATTATTGGAGCATAATTAGTTCCATCAACGCTACCTTCTAATCTAACAATTACGTTTGTATCAACACTGGCAACAGTAACAATAAAAGTGTAATCCCTTGTAGAGAAAGTATTATTAACAGCTACTTGTAAAGCGGTACCAACAGCTGGTGCTGATAACGTACTTTCTGTACTGAAAATAGTATCCTGAAAATAATTTATAGCCATAAAACTAGAACTGACTTATTACCTAGAATAACAGGGGGAAACGCTACGTATTATCCCTAAATTTATTTGCAAAATCCTTTTTAAAAATACTTAAAAATTCCTTACCTTTACTTTCTTTACTCTTAGCAGTTCCTGTTCTTTCAGTAGAATCAGTCCATCTCTTATATCCACCAAGTGACTTAGGATCTGCCTTGGCAGTTTTATACTTTTCTCCATACTTACTACCGCGTTCAGTAGTATTTTCCCAATCCATATCATCGAAAATCGACATAATTACCTCCAGGGGTCTCTGCTATTTTTTAAATTCTCAGACTCTGCTTTAGTAGCCTGAGGAGTATTTGAAAATTTATTAGCCGAATGTAATTCTTTTTCTACTTCAGTAGTTTCACTTGGAGTAGGTCTCTCTATTCTTTCTCTTTCTCTATTAAGAGATTTTTGTCCTTCTGAAGTAGCTCCAAGACGTTGAGCTCCTCTATTACGATCCTGTTGATCCCGTTCTCTTTGAGAAGCAGAATAATCAGTAGCTAATCGTTTAGCTCTTTCTCTCTTTGCAGCTGGATCTAATGCCATAATGAAAACTCCTAACGATAATTAGTTTCAAGAACAATTCTGGTACCAACAGCAACGTCAGCAGGTCCAGGTAAGGCTTGAATAAATTCAGCCCCTTCTCTATTGAAACGATAACGTGCTTGCTCTGGATTTCTATAGTTTGGAACATATAAATGGAGAGCTAATCTATCTGTTTCATATAAATAAATCTGCGTCCAAGTTTTAAGTGTCTCTTTAAAATCAGAAGTTGAAATTGTTCTATCAACGTCACCTAAAATACTCTCTATTCTACTTTTTGGAACTGAATCATTATTAACGCTACCAGTCATATCAGTGCGTTTTTCAGCCTCGTCACAACGACTAATCTGTTCAACAATCTTGTCATACCAAAAAGAGTCCTGAATATTATTCATTGCCTCTTCAAGTCGCGCTTGGTCACCAGCTGGTACCGAGGTTAAATTATAACCTAGATGCCAACGCACCTTAGATTGTACATAAGTATCAAGCTTCATTAATCAACACTAAAACAAGCCTAGTGTCAGTCTACTCGGACTAAGTTCTCCTTAAAAATTTCATCCCAATCAACTCGTTTAATATTTCTCAATTGTTCTAACTTCTGAAATCTTTCACCAGATTGGGAAGTCTGTAAATCTTTAATATCACGAGCTGTTTTAAGACCTACCCCAGGTAACGCATCAGCAATTTGACGTGCAGAAGCAGTATTAATATTGACACGAGTATCAATGGGGAAAGTCTCTCTTGTAGTTAGTTTTGCAGGTTTAACTCCTTCAGCTGCTAATTCTGCAGTAAGACGTTCTTCTGTGCGTATTTTTTCATTAGTAGCATCTATATGAGGAGTCAAATCACACTCATCTACATATAAAACTTCATCTTGTGCATCTAGGCACATCATGATGCCTTCACCATGAGAAGAGATAACTTCAACAAGTCCTCCAGTGACTTTGTATTGATACAACATAAACAGACTAGGTTGATACGTTACGACAATAACCCTACTAAACCTTAGCTTTTAAAGCGGATGGTTAGGGTGAGAGTTATCCATCAATAATCCAATTAAAGCTAAAGTGATACCCATAATAAATATCACAGTGATTAATTGCATAATGAATTTGTCAGTACACAAATTATAGACAAGAAAAAAGCGAGCCACAAGGACTCGCCTAATTCTCTTAATCTAAAAGATTATTACTCGTCGTTACCACCTAACTGAGAGGCGAAATCGATGAATCCTTGGATATCATTCCAAGAAACATTAGCAGCAGGACGTAGATAGTTCACGCGGCAAAGAATGTAGCCTGCGCGACCAGCAGTTGAATCGTCAGCACTAATATAAACACCATCACCAGACACAGAAGTGTTAGTAATTGCGTTTACATTGTATACCTTGAATGTGGTATCTGCTACAACCTTATACATCATGGAATCAGCAGCATCACCAGCAGCAATTGTGCTAGTTACGCTTGACCAGAATGGTAGGTTGCCTGTTGTTGTGTCAGCAGCTCCTTGAGCAAAAGCACTAGAAGCAGCAGTAATTGAAGAACTAGCTGCAGCTAGACCATTTAACTGAGTAGCTGGAACACCGAGTGGTGCGCCACTGTTGTCAGGTCCTAGAAGTAGTAGCTCAGTACTTGTAGCTCCTAAGTCAGCTGTTACAGGTGCAGCAGGGAATCCTGCGCGATCTGCAGCGAGAGTAGGAACATCCTGTCCAATAGCGATTGAAGCTCCGTAGACATAAGCTGGACGAGCAGCACTAGCTTGTACAACAAGGCTAGTACGATCATCACGAACTCTGTCTCCAGAACGTCTATCAGGAGAAGGTACTGTGATATTGAAGCTCTTGTAAGAGGCTTTATCAGCCGCTACGTTGGAAACTTTTACATAACCAACAATTTCAAATGCTTCAACACCTGGAAGGCCGAAAACGCCTTCGTCGTTGTAACCAGAAAGTCTATTAATCTGATTACCTGGCTGGAGAACGGCTCCAGATTGTCCTTTATAAGATGCCATTAGTTAATACCTCCTTATTCAGTGATAGTGAAGGCTGTTGTAATGAAGTCCTTATTCAAGTTCGCAAAGCCGGCATAAAGTTGCCATATCAAAATGATAAAGCGACTGAAGTCGTCGTTGTTATTAATTAGAACTTGAGCATTTGGACCACCAATACCTACACCGATCGCCTGAGGGCCGAAGAATAGGCCGGCAGGAGTTTTCTTAGTTTGTGCACCATTACCATCGCCGATATCGACCGAGATCTCTTTGTCAGGGAAGTTAGTAGATTCGAAGAATCTAACACCTTCAAAAACAAATCCTGATGG